GATACTGTTTTTGCAAAACCTGGTGTTGAATAATGCCAACAGTTACAGAAAATGGTGTTACTTTTTTTAGGTCAGATTTGACACCTCATACATCTGTTGTAAATGCAGATGGTGAAAATACAACTGTAGATTTAACAATTGATAGTGTTACACTAAACTTTACAAAAGATACTGTTGGTGACCCAGATGTAGTTTTCAATACTGAAACATCCGTGTTTCAATTTTTTGAAGATGATTATTTAGAAGATAATCCAAGTACAACAAGTCCTATAATATCATATGTAGGACAGTATTATAGTGATACAATTAACAAGAACACTTTTCAAATAGGGGATGAAGCTCCTAGTGGTACAGGAACTAGATTTTCTAGTACATCTCTTTCATTTGATAGCACTAGTGTAAAGTTTGATAGAGTATTTACATAAATAGTTAAATGGCAAGACAAATTATAGGAATAGGTAGCACAGCAGATGATGGAACAGGTTCATCTTTGAGAGCTGGTGGAGATATTATAAATGATAACTTTACAGAAATTTATAATGAAATAGGTGATGGCTCAACTTTAGGTTTACCATCTAAAATTCAAACACTAACAAATAAAACAATCAATAGTGCATCCAATACCATAACAATTACAGAATCAAATATATCTGATTTGGGTTCTTATTTAGAAAATATTGTTGAAGACACTAGTCCTCAACTTGGTGGTAACTTAGACCTTAATAACAATAATATAACTGGCACCGGGAATATACCGGCTGCGAACTTAACAGGCGCTTTACCAGCGATTGATGGTTCTTCTCTTACAGGAGTATCTCCTATTGTTGCTTCAACTTTACCTACATCTAATTTTGGAAATGGATATGTAAAATTTAATGGTGGTTATACCATTCAATGGGGTAAAAGAACTGGAACAGGTAACACAGTCATGACACAATCATTTCCTGTAACCTTTACATATGTTTATTCTATAGTTATCGGGGGTGCAGAATCTAGTAACCCAAGCAATCCAGGTTCAAGCGGAGTAGCAGACCATTATATAATTGATGACAACAACACATCTACATCACAATTTAGGTTTGGAACTCAGGGTAGTTTTGAATCTTGTTATTGGATAGCAACAGGATTTATATCATGAAATATGCACACATAGATGAAAACAACAAACTCTTAGGATTCTATGATAATGAAATTCATAGTGAAATACCTGAGCCAAAAATACAACTCACAGAAGAACAATGGCAAAATGCATTAGACAATAACCATAACAAGATAAATTCTGATGGAACATCTGAAACATTTGATTTTAGAACAGATGAAGAAAAAGCAGCTGACCAAGCTTATCTAGATGAGTTAGCACAAAAAGAAACTAATAAAGCAAATGGCAGACAAAAACTAAAAGACTTAGGATTGACAGAGGCAGAAGTCAATGCCTTGATAGGAGAATAATTAATGGCATTAACTAAAAGAGGACAAAAAGGAAGTGCATTAACACATGATGAAATGGATGCTAACCTAACTCATTTAGGTGGTGATGGTTCATATATAATGCCTACAACTGATGGTGATAGTGGACAAGTTATGTCTACAAATGGTGATGGTCAAGTTTCATTTACAACATTAACAGGTGTAACTGCTACAATCGCAAATGCATATCCTGTAGGTTCAATTTATATGAACGCTACTAATGCAACAAATCCAGGAACACTTTTAGGATTTGGCACATGGGCTGCCTTTGGTGAGGGTCGTGTTCTTATAGGTATTGATTCTTCAGATACAGACTTTGACACAGCAGAAGAAACAGGTGGTTCTAAAACACACACACTTACAGAATCTCAAATACCTTCTCATAGACATCAAGTAGGTTCTAACGATTCATCAGCAGGATTTGGTGGTGCAGCCGGTAACCAAGAGTTTGTTCAAAACTTTGGTACAGGTATAGGAAATCCTTGTAATACAAGTTTTACAGGTGGTGGCTCTGCTCACAACAATGTTCAACCATATATTGTTGTCTATATGTGGAAAAGGACAGCATAATCTGTATAAATAGTTAGCGTTATGCCAAAATATGACGCTACAAACACTAATAACTCAAATAGAATTAGCAGGACTTTTAGAGACTTGGATTTAGACTTTGGTTTAAATTCAGTAACTAAAGATGTAAATAAACTTACAGACGCTGAAGCTATCAAAAGAAGTGTTAGAAATTTAATTAACACAAATAATTATGAAAGACCATTTCATCCAGAAATTGGTTCAGGCATTAGAGGTTTATTATTTGAACCTATGACTGAATTAACATCTCATTTTATGAGACAGAAAATTAATGAAATGCTAAGACAATATGAAAATAGAATTGTAGTCAAGAATATAGAAGTAAGACCTGATGAAGATAGAAATTCATATTTTTGCAGAATTAGTTTTACTATAGTAGGCACATTAGAACCAGTAGTAGTAGATACATTTTTAGAGAGAATAAGATAAAATGGCAAATGCAATTAGTAATAGATTAGATGTGTCAGAATTAGATTTTGATAATATAAAAAATAATCTAAAAACATTTTTACAAAATCAAGCAGAATTTTCAGATTATGATTTTGAAGGTTCAGGTATGTCAGTATTATTAGATTTGTTAGCATACAATACTCATTATCTATCATTTAATGCTAACATGTTATCAAACGAATTATATCTTGATAGTGCCGATATTCGTAAAAATATTGTTTCATTAGCAAGACAATTGGGTTATACGCCAACCTCAGTTAAATCTCCAATGGCGTCAATTGATATAACTGTAAATAATGTTCCTACAACTGTTGCTTCTATAACAATGGATAAAGGAACAACATTTAACACTACTATTGACCAAATAAGTTATAATTTTATAACTAATGAAGATATAACTGCTACACCTGTAGACGGTGTATATAAATTTTCAAATGTAAGTATCTATGAAGGAACATTAGTAACTTATCAATATACTGTCGATTCATCAGATGTAGACCAACAATTTTTTATTCCTAGTAATCAGGCAGATACTTCTACATTAAAAGTTACAGTACAAAATTCATCAAGTGATACTACAAGTGCTACATATACAAGAAGTCATACATTAACTGAAATAAATGGAACATCAAAAGTTTATTTTTTACAAGAGTGTGATGACGGCAGATTTGAAGTTTATTTTGGTGATGGTATTTTAGGTAAAAAAGTAGAAGATGGAAATATAGTAAAATTAGAATACATTGTTACAAATATGTCTCAATCAAATGGCGCTTCATCATTTACTTTAGGGGGAACAGTAGGTGGTTATACAGATGTTTCTATTTCAACTGTATCAAATGCTCAAGGTGGTAGTGTTGCACAATCAAATAATTCAATTAGATTTAATGCACCTCTAAATTATCAATCACAAAACAGGGCAGTTACAGTTAAAGATTATGAGACTTTAACACAAACATTTTACCCTAATGCAGAATCAATAAGTGCATATGGTGGAGAGGATGCTGAGACACCTGTTTATGGTACAGTTTATATAGGTATTGTTCCTAAGTCAGGTTCAACTTTAACTGAAACAACCAAATTAAGTATTGTAAATAATTTAAAAAAATATAATGTTGCTTCAGTAACACCTGTAATTGTAACTCCAGAAACAACATCTATACTTTTAACATCAACTGTTAAATACAATGAAAACTTAACAACTAAATCTTCTGATACTATAAAAACAAATATCATATCAACTTTGAGAAACTTTAATTCAAATAATTTAAGAAAATTTGAAGGACTATTTAGATACTCACAATTAATACAAGATATAGATGACACAGATACATCTATTCTATCTAACATAACAACATTAAAAATTAGAAAAAATTTTACACCTACAACAGGTAGTGCAATAACATATAATGTATATTTTAGAAATGCATTATACAATCCTCATTCAGGTCATGACGCTACTGCTGGTGGTATTTTATCATCAACAGGATTTAAAATACAAGGCAATGATAATGAAATGTTTTTAAATGATGATGGTGAAGGTAATGTCAGAATGTATTACTTAGTAAGTGGTGTTAGAACTTATCAAAACAATACACAAGGAACAATTAATTATACAACAGGTCAAGTTACTTTAACATCTATTAATATTGCTTCTATTTCAAACATTAGAGGTAATTCTTCAACAGTTATAGAATTGACTGTACAACCTAGGTCAAATGATGTAATACCTGTTAGAGACCAAATACTAGAAATAGATGTTGCAAATTCAACTGTATCAGTAGAAACAGATTCTTTTGCAACTGGTACATCAGATGGTGGCACAACTTATACAACAACATCTAGTTACTAATGGCAACATTTAATAAAAAAATATCAACAAAGGTAAAACATCAGGTACCTGATTTTGTTTTAGAAGAACACCCACGATTTTTAGAATTTATAAAACAATATTATACATTCATGGAATCGGCAGAAATTTCTGTTACAAGTGTTGAGACAACTGATGGTATACAATTAGAAAGTGAAACAGATTTACATGCAAGTGTTTTACTATTAGACGCTAACAGAATTTCATCAGGTAATACACAAGAGGGAGCTGGTGATAAAGTATTACAAGAATCATCATCTTTTGGAAAATTTGAAAATGGTGAAACTATTACCGGCGCTACATCGGGTGCAACAGCAACTGTTCTTGTAGAAGATTTAGGTAATGGTAAACTTTTTATATCAGCACAAGATAAATTTAAAGATGGTGAAACTATAACAGGTGGTACATCAGGTGCAAGTGCAACTTTAGATAATTACAGACCTAACCCTGTTCAAAATATTCAACAACTTACAAATTTCAGAGACCCAGATAAAGTTTTATCTAATTTCTTAACTAAAATGAGAGCAGAGTTTATGGCAACTTTGCCAGAAAATCTAGATAATAACATTAACAAAAGAAATTTACTAAAGAATATTCGTTCACTATATCTTGCAAAAGGTACAGCAAAAGCAAATCAAGTATTTTTTAAAATGTTGTTTAATGAAAATTCAGAAACAATTTATCCTAGAGAAAACATGCTTAGAGTATCAGACGGAAAGTTTGATAGTAAAAAAATATTAAGAGCAATACCTAGTGTAGGAGAACCAACAGATTTAATAGGTAGAACAATTACAGGAGTTACATCAGAGGCAACTGCCATTGTAGAAACTATAAACACATTTAATATAGGTGGTGTAAATACTGTTGAATTTATATTAAATGAAGATTCTATAACAGGAACTTTTGTTACAGATGAAATTATACAAGGAACAAAAACAAACATATCAGATACCTATATTAAATTAACAGTAACATCTGTGCCATCAGTTTTGACAATATCAAATGATGGTGCAAATTATTCAACAGATGATTCAGTTACTATTTCAAACACAGGTG